TGTTAAACCAACGTCAAAACGTAATAAAATGATTGATATTAGTAAAATTAAATAATCTTGTACTTTAAGAAGGTGACGATTAACATTTGAGTAAAACAAATTTACAAGACAAAACAAGCATTATGCAAGTGTTGGGTTGCCTATTGCAACAGCCATCTTTATTGAGTAGTACAAATGATTTTAATATAAATAATGATGATTTTCCTGAAGCTTTTCATAAGATTATTTTTGCTTCAATTAATAACTTATATCAAAGTGGAGTAAGGGTAATTGATGAGCCTACAATAGATGGATTTTTAATGAAATATGATACTCAATATCAAATTTTTTCTGAGAACGATGGGGTAAATTATTTAACCCATATCAAATCTATTAGCCAATTAGATAATTTTAAGTATCATTATAATCGTATAAAAAAATTCAGCTTTTTGCGGTCATGTAAAAACAAGGGAATTGATTTTAGTGATATTTATGATATAAATATTATTTCTCCAACAGAAGACGAAAAAATGAAGAAACAGTTTGATGAACTTACACTTGAAGATATGACCAACCGTATCAAGAGTAGAGTCATTGAACTACAAGATGAATTCAGCACAGCAGAAACATCTCAAGGTATTCAAGCTGCGAAAGGCATGAAAGAACTAAAAGAAGAATTAAAAAAGAATCCAGATTATGGTGCGCCTTTATGCAGTAATATTCTCAATACAGTTTTGAGAGGAGCGAGACTAGGTAAGTTCTATCTTCGATCATTACCTTCAGGTGGTGGCAAAACTCGATTAGCAATTGCAGATTTATTAAATATTTGTTGTGATGAATTATACGATGCTAAAAAGAAACGTTGGGCAGCCAATGGTGAACCTGGTGATGGACTTTTTATCACAACTGAACTTGATGACGATGAGATTCAAACAATTATGATGGCATTTATTTCTGGGGTTGATGAAGAAAAGATATTAACAGGAAAGTTAAACAAAGAAGAGGATGAAAGAGTTGACCATGCTATTGATATTATTGCAAGGTCAGGAATACATATTAAATACATAGATGATTTTAGCATTGAAGATATTAAACAGATTATTGAAAAATACGTCATTGATTTTAAAGTAAAATATGTTGTATTCGATTATATACATACTTCGATTAAATTAATGAGTGAAGTTTCAAAGAAAAGCCAAATGAATGGATTAAGAGAAGATCAGTTATTATTATTACTATCTACCGAATTAAAAGGATTAGCCAAGAAATATGATATATGGTTGATGAGTAGTACACAAACTAATGATAATTATAAAGAACAAGATGGAAAAGATGCAGGAGCAGTTAGTGGGGCGCACTCTATTCCGAATAAGGTTGATGCTGGTATGATTATGTCACCAGTCACGAATAAAGATAAAAAATTAGTTGAGTCTATATTACATAATGGTTTTACAAATGATCCAAATTATATGTGTAGTGTTTATAAGAATAGGCGATCTACATATAACAAAATGATAATTTGGCAATATATTGATTTGGGAACTATGAGAACAAAAGATTGCTTTGTAACCAAAATGGATGGAACGCTAGTGAAAGTACCACCAACAGAATTACGAAAAGTAAAATTTGACTTTTAGAGTGGTGATTAACCCTCTTGGCATATGATAAAGAACGAATTAAAAATGAATTGACTATTGCAGACATTGATGTCATTTTACAAGACTTAGGCTCAGACAAACATAAAAAAAGTGGTAGTTCAATAGCTTATCAAACTGTATGTCACGGTGGACATAAGCATAAACTTTATTATGATAACGAAAGAAAGATATTCCATTGTTTTACAGATTGTGGTGATACATTTGACATTTATGAATTGGTTATTCGAGCAAATATACAGCATGGACATGATATTTCATTTTATGATTCGGTAAAATACATAGTATATAAAACAGGTAAAGACTATCAATCTAATCACACAATGAGTGTTAGTCATTATATGGTTGACGATTGGGATTGGTTAAATAAATTTAAGAAAAAGCCTAAGACAGACATTCATCTGCCTGTATATAATGAAACAGTATTAGATGTATTTCTTCATTTACCTCATCAAAATTGGCTAGACGATGGGATATCATATGAAGTTATGATGAAATACGGGATTTGTTATTACGTAAAAGAGAATGCAATTGTTATCCCTGTAAGGAATCAGCAAGGACAATTAATTGGTATTAGACGGAGAGCATTAGAAGAAGATGAGATTGAAGCAGGTAAAAAATATATGCCTTTATCTGTTGCTGGTAAAACTTATTCATATCCTGCTTTATTTAATTTATATGGATTATATGAAAATCAAGAGACAATTAAACGATTAAAGAAATGCTTAATCTTTGAATCTGAGAAATCTGTTATGAAAGTCGAATCATTCTATCCTGGTAATAATTTCACAGTAGCAACTTGTAATAGTAATCTATCAACTTGGCAGCGAGACATGATACTGGAGCTAGGTGTAGAAGAGGTTTTTCTAGCTTATGACAAAGAATATGATGATGCGACAAGTGATAAAGCTGAAAAATATAAAAATAAATTATTAAGATTAGCTCAGATGTTCACACCATATGTTCGTACATATATTATTTGGGATCAAGATGGACTATTGGAGAAAAAAGACGCTCCGTGTGATAAAGGACAAACAATATTTGAGAAATTATTAATGGAGAAATATGAAATAAATACTGTGGAAGGTGAAGACAATTAAATATAAATTAATTGGAAATAATACATATGAAAATCCTATTGAAACTATACTACATAATCGTGGAGTAAATGACAAAGAAAAGTTTTTAAAACCTGACAAGAGTGTAGACATTCATTATTCTAAGCTAAAGAATATTCATCGGGCAGCTGAGTGCTTGTTACAGCATATTAAAAAAGGTGATAAAGCTTATATTCAGGCTGATTCAGATCCCTGACGGCCTTTCATCGTCTGCTATTCTTATTCAATATTTGAATAGCATTTATCCTGAATTTGTTAAGAATCACCTTACTTATAATCTTCATTCGGGTAAACAGCATGGTATTTTAGCTAAAGATATTCCTGATAATATTAAATTAGTAGTTGTTCCTGATGCGGCTGTGCGAATGGAAGAACAGAAACAACTCTATGACCGTGGAATTGATTTAATTATTATTGATCACCATGATATAGATGGAGATTCACCTTACTCCATACTTGTGAATAATCAAATTTCAGATGAATTTCCTTCCGAACAATTAGTCGGCGTAGGAATGACATTAAAATTCTTACAAGCATTAGATGATGAATTGGGATTAAACAATGCTGATCATTATCTTGATTTAGTTGCGTTAGGTCACGTTAGTGATATTACAGATATTCGTGATCCATTGGTTAATTATTATATTCACAAAGGATTTAAACAGATTAACAATCCATTTCTTAAAGAATTAATTGAAAAGCAATCATTTTCAATGAAGGGTGAGATTAATCCAACAAGTATTGGATGGTATATAGTTCCTTTATTGAATAGTTGTATCCGCTCCGGTACAAAAGAAGAAAAAGAAATGACATTTAAGGCTTTATTAGGGTCAGATGAACAAGTTTACTATAAACGTGGTAAATGCTATGAATCTATTCAAAAGCATATGGCCAGACAATTAACCAATATTAAACGGAGACAAGATAAAGCAAGAGATAGTAGCGTGGAAGCATTAGAGGAAATTATTAAAAAAGGTAAACTTGATGATAATAAAATCTTGTTTGTTGTTGGTGATGAAAAACTTGATAAGAATTTTAGTGGTTTAATTTGTGGCAAGTTAGCAAGTGAATATAAGCGTCCAACATTGGTTGGAAAACCATTTAATGGTGAATATGTTGTCGGTAGTGGTCGAGGCTATGACAAGGGAGCAGTAAAAGATTTTAAACAAATCCTTCAAGATACAAATTTGTTTGAATTTGTTGAGGGACATCCTGAAGCTTTTGGCTATCAAATCAAACAAAACAATATTCCTGAAGTCATAAATAAATTAAATAATAAATATAAGAATGTTGTTATTGACGCTAGTGAATATGATGTGGATTTTGTTATTCCCGCAAATAAATTTACAGGTCGATTTATTAAAGAAATCTATGAGTATCATAATTTTTATGGACATGGATTTGAAGAGCCTGTTATTACTATTAAGGGATTAGAGTTAGTTAAAAGTGATATTGATTTAATAGGAAAAAATAGCAAGAATTTAAAATTCAAACATAAAGATATTGAATATATCAAATTTAGATATGATGAGGATACATATAATGATTTATTTGCTCAAGATGGTACATATATGATTAATCTTGTTGGTCGTTGTGGAATGAATGAATGGCAAGGACATAAAACTCCACAAGTAATTATAGAAGATTTTGAGATCAAAGATATTAAGAAAACCGATTGGGCAGATTTATTTTGACAATATAAACAAAATTAAATATAATATAAAGGAAGGGAGAGATTGAATGCCACCATTAAGCGACAAAAAAATAAACGATTTAATAAATACATATTTTTCAATGCATGATCATTCCTGGTATTCTAATATTAGATTACTTGATTCAATTAACCGTCCAGATGAGCTAATTAAATATGCAATAAGTTTAGGGCTAAGAGGTATCTGTTTAACAGACCATGAAGCATTATCAGGACATGTTCAATTTATTCAAGCATTTAAAAAACTAAAACAAGATAAAAATTTTCATGTTCCTGATGATTTTAAAATTGGATTAGGTGACGAAATATACTTAGTAAATGAAGACAGTTTGGATGAGTTAAAGGAAAACTATAAGAACAAAAATCCCGATACTCGTTTTTATCATTTTCTACTATTAGCAAAAGATTTAGAAGGATACAAACAGTTACGTATTTTGAGTAGTAAAGCATGGGAAAATGAATTTTCAACAGGTTTCATGGATCGCGTACCCACTTTTAAAAATGATTTTAAAGAAATTCTACAGGGTGGACATGTAATAGGAACGTCTGCTTGTTTAGGTGGATTTTTACCAACGATGATTATTAAATTGAGAGATGCTGAAGCAATTCAAGAAAAAGACAAAATTAAATATTATAAACTACAAATTGATAAATTTATTAAGTTCTGTATCGATGTGCTGGGAAAAGAGAATTTCTTCTTTGAATTACAACCAACACCAAATGAAGAACAGTATTATGTTAATCGTTTCTTAATTAATCTCAGCAAAGTCTATAATGTTCGATATACAATAGCTACCGATGCTCATTATTTAAAGAAAGAAGACAGAGAAGCACACAAGATTTATCTTCAAAGTGCAGAGGGTGAACGAGAAGTTGATGACTTTTATGCTTCAACCTATGTAATGAGTGCTAAAGAAATTCGAGAATATATGGGTAATGAATTAACAGATGAGGAGATAAATGAGGGATTTAGAACGACTTTAATGATTGCAGACCAAATTGAACAATATGATTTATACCATAAAACCATTATTCCAACAACAATTATCCCTGATTTTAAAATAAGGCACATCTTTAAACCTGCCTATGAACAATTCGAATATATTAAGAATTTCGCATACTCAGATTACAAAATTGATCAATATCTACTATATCTAATTGAGAATGGATTTGATGAAAAATTACGAAATAATAAACTAACTAAGAATTATTTTTACACGGTTATGGATCGTATTAATATTGAATTACGAGAAATATGGAAGATTTCAATTAAACTTGAGGATCGACTATCGTCTTACTATGTTTTAACAAAAAAAATAGTTGATTTAGTTTGGAGTAAAGGCGATTCAATTGTTGGTGTGTCAAGAGGTAGCGCTGGAGGATTTCTAATTAATTTCCTATTGGGGATTATACAGATGAATCCTTTGGATTATAATCTTCCTCATTTTAGACATTTGACAGCGGAAAGACCAGAATTGCCTAAATAATATTGGGCTTCAGTGGTGAACTACGCTCGTAGGTGTGCGGCTTAAGCTTAGAGCTGTGCTAACGGTATCAGCGGAATAAGACTTCTGTTCCAAGCTTAAAAAGAGATAACAGGATTTATCCAAAGACGAAGCGGCTGACTAAGAGAGTCTACGGTTCTTGCAAAAGGATAGCAGATAATACCGTGCTAAGATTTGTTGTGATATTAATGGTCTCCTATACAAAGGAGAAAATATTAAATAAATGAAATTAGCAATTATATATAAAATAACCAATGAACAGAATAGAACGGTATATGTTGGTTCAACATCACAAACACTGGAAGAAAGATGGCAACAACATATAAAATGCGCCTTCAAGGAAAAACGAACGAGTCCTTTTTATGACGACATGCGGAATCAGGATATCAATAATTTTACTATGGAAAAGTTGGACACTTGTTTTGAAAAACATAGATTTATTCTTGAAGAATACTGGTGGAACAAATTATACGATATAGGAATACCTATGTATGATATAAAACGTGGAGCACATCATAGCCCAAACACCATACAAAGGATGGCACAAATACGATTACAAAATTCCGATATTTATTCTACAGAAGCTTATAGAGCAAAACTGAGGGAAGCAAGCCGCGGAGAACGCAACGGTAACTATAATAAAAAAGATGAAGATGCTCTTAATGGTAGACTCGTTTTAGCTTTGAATGACAAAAATGAAATTATACATAAGTTCGTTTCAGTTAAAATGGCGTTGAAATTTTTGGGATTAAAAGGGCATAAATCGTTGCTAGATGCGTGTAGGACAGGAGAAAGATATAAAGGGTATTATTGGAAAAAAGAGTGGACAGACCGTTAATATATCACAACAAATAAAGTGTAACGACTATTCCGAAAGGAAGTAGATCTGGGGATAAGCGCCAGATCCAAGTGCCACTGCATTATTTATATTAAATAATGAAGAGATAGTCTATTCCCCTAATAAATATCGGGAAACCGAGGGTGTTTAAGGATATTGATATAGATTCACAACGTAATAGGCGGCAACAAGTAATTCAAGCTCTGAGAGATTATTTTGGTGAACGTCAAGTTTTAAACATTGCAACGTTTTCTACAGAAGGTAGTAAGAGTGCTCTACTGAGTGCGGCAAGGGGATTAGGAGTTGATATAGATGATTCTAGTTATCTTGCTTCTCTAATACCGTCAGAAAGAGGAAAAACATGGAATCTTCATGATTGCTTCTTTGGTAATGATGATCCAGATACAAATAGGAAACCAATTAAAGAATTATTGAATGCTGTTGAACAATATCCCAAATTAAAGGAAACAGCGTTAAAGATTGAAGGAACAATTAAAAATAGATCCATTCATGCGTCAGGCGTTTATATTTACAACGGTGATTACACAGAATTTAATGCTATGATGAAGTCGCCAAAAGGACAAGCCACAACACAATATGACATGGATGATAGTAATTACATGGGTAATTTAAAGGTAGACATGTTGACTGTAAAAAATCTTGATATTATTCGTTCTTGTATGGATATGTTGATTAAAGATGGCTATATTGATAAGCAAAAGACTTTGAGAGATACCTATAATAGATACTTGCACCCTGATGTTCTTGAGTATAATGATTCTGATATGTGGAAGAAAGTTGGAGCAAACACAATCCCAGATTTATTTCAATTTGATACTCCTGTTGGACTTGAATGTGCCAGAAAGGTTAAACCTACCAATGTTGTAGAATTGGCAGCGGCAAATTCACTAATGAGACTAATGGCAGAAAATGGAGAGCAACCCGTAGATAAATATATCAGGCACAAACGAAACCCTGAAGAATGGATTCAAGAAATGAAAGGTTACGGTTTAACTGATGAAGAAATTAAGATTGCAAAGAAACATTTAGCAGAAGTATATGGAGTTGCTGATAGCCAAGAATCAGTCATGCTGCTTTCAATGGATAAAGACATTAGTAATTTTACAATCGCAGAATCCAATAAATTGCGAAAAGGTATAAGCAAAAAGAAAAAGAAAGTAATCCAAGAAGTTAAGGAACTGTTCTACAAAAAGGGTGAAGCAAATGGCTCGTAAAGAGTTTTTAAATTACATATGGGATACACAAATAGTTCCACAAATTGGATATTCATTTAGTCGATTACATAGTGAAGGGTATTCACTAATTGCATTACAAGAAATGAATTTAGCACATAAATTTCCACAAATTTATTGGAATACGGCTTGTTTGAGTATTGATGCTTCTGCTGATGATGATAACGATAGCAATAAATCTACTAACTACGGTAAAATTGCTTCTGCTATTGGTAAAATGCAAAGCAGGGGGACAAAAGTAGCTCTACCCAATATTAATAAAGCAGACTTTGGGTTTAAACCTGACGTTGAAACTGATTCAATTATATTTGGATTAAAGGCAATTCAAGGCATGAACGATGAAGTGGTACGAACAATTATTGATGATCGATCTTATATATCATTCCAAGATTTTATTGAAAGACAGTTTATAACTAAGAAACTTCAAAAGAAACATGTATTACAATTAATAAAAGCTGGCTGTTTTGATTCGTTTGGAGATCGTAAAGAGATCATGAAACAATTTATTGAGATGCTTGCAGAACCAAAAGAAAAATTAACGATGGCAAACTTGGCTTCCGTAATTAATGAAAATCTTGTTCCAGATAACTTACACGACTTAGTTAGGCTATTTAGATTTAAAAAATACATATCAAGCAATAAGTTTCTGTATAAAGTAATCAAAAAACCAAAAGATAAATGGATTAAATTAGATGTAATTTCAATGGATTATGTCAGTAATACATTTGAAGATGAAGATATTAAACAAATACAAGCTGAAATATCTGATGATGGCACGATGGTAATCTCTGAAAAACAATTTAAGAAAGTTTATAATAAACATATGCAGCCAATTAAAGACTGGTTAGCAACAGATGAAGCATTGGAAGTATACAACGATAGGTTAATTAAGAATGAATGGAACAATAATTGTTCAGGTACAATTTCACATTGGGAAATGGAATCTATTTCAATGTATTTCCATGAACATGAATTAGCTCATGTCGCAAAAGAACGATATGATATTAAAAATTTCTTTGAACAGCCAATAGAACCAGTGAAGGGCAAGCCCTACAAATGGAAAGATAAGCAGATGTACCAATATGAAATTTATCGTATTGCTGGAACTGTATTGGATAAAGACAAAAATCGCCACACAATCACTCTATTAACAAATGACGGTGTAGTTAATGTGCGTGTATATGCAGGATTATTTTCATACTTTTCTAAGCAAATTTCAAAGTCAGTAAACGGTAAAAAACAGGTTATTGATCCTTCGTGGTTTAAGAAAGGAACGATGTTATTAATCACAGGTTTCAGGAGTGGAGATAACTTTATCCCTAAGAAATATAAGGACAGTGTATATCAGCATGTGATCGAGCGTATAGACAAAATTGACGATAAAGGCAGGCTAACACTCACAGCAAATAGACCGCAAGCTTAAAAGGATGGTTAGATGAACAAAAAGATAAAGAAAACATTAGTTATACTATTATTAATCTTAGTGCTAACTTCTTCTGCACTAATTCCTAAGATAAAACTAGATTTTCATCGGAAACATGTTAAACAACATAAGCACAGAATAGCCAAAATAAAGGCTATTGATACATTACAGATTAATAAAGATATCATGAGACTTAAACTATTCACCCGTCAACAATGGCTTAAAAAACGTAAACTAGAAGCTAAGAAAGCAGAAGAAAAACGTGAACAGATTAAGAAAGAACATCAAATAAAATTAAATAAGGAAAGAGAAGCAAGGGAGAAAAAGAAACAGCAGGAGAAGCCATATGAAGAACGCTGGATTACTGTGACAGCCTATACTAATAAGGGAGGAGCAGGGCATGGTATTACAGCTTCAGGAGCAAGAACTCAAGAAGGTGTGACACTTGCCGCGCCGAGTTGGGTAGAAATGGGAAGTGTAGTGGAAATAAATAATCATAGATATACTGTTCAAGACCGAGGTGGGAAAATACAAGGGGGTCGATTTGATCTGTATATTGCAGATGAACAAAGAGCAATTGAATTTGGAGTAAAAAGAATTAAAGCTAAGATATATAAAAATTAAGGAGTTAAGATTATGGTGATTTTTGAGGGATCGGATGCAGCAGGAAAAAGTACACTAGAATTAGAATTACAAAATAGATTGAATTGGGATATTATTAAAGGCTCCTCTTTTGAATTGGCTAAAAAAGCAAACGATGAATTGTTTAATCATTTTAAAGAAGTGACATTGAACAATCCGAACGCAATAATTGATCGTTGGGCAATTTCAAATTATATTTATGCAGATATTTTTAAGGACTATACAAGGATCACAGATCAACAATTACAATATTTAGAGTCGTTGATTGAAGCCAATAATGATACTATTGTTTATGTTCGTGCTGATCCAGAAGTGATTAAACACCGTTTGCGACAACGAGGAGATGAATATATTGAAGAAAAAGATGTAGATTCTATTATTAAGGCATATGATAATCTATTCCATAATGCCAAGTTTAAATACATAGAAATTGATACGTCTACAGGAACTGACCCAACTATACTTGCTGATTTTCTCGTAAATAAAATTAAATAAACAGTTGACAACAAATATAATATTAAATATAATAGAGTTACGGGTTGATAGAAATTAAATTAATCTGTAACTCTTAATTCTAATCAAATATAGGAGAAAACATGCCAATATTGTAATTGTGGTATGAGTATTACATATCAGCTATGATGGTATCTTTATTTGTAATTTCATTGTTGGTTGCAATGTCTGTGATCATCTTAGTAATACATAATGTTTGTGATTGGTTCGAAGTGGTTTTATTCAATATAAAATTAAATAATAGAAAGAAGTGAGAATGATTGGTAATGGCATTATTGATCTGCGGAATTGTCGCATTTATTGGACTCGGAAGTATGGTTTGCTGTGCAGCTATTGGTGGTGCTAAATTAGCGAAAGAAAAGTTAAAAGAAGAAATTTAAGCAATAAAATCGGGCTTTTAAGCGAGGTGAAATAATGACAAGAGAAGAATTGGCTAATATGCTAGCAACATATTTACCCATTGATGAAGAAACAGCATTAAACATGATCGATGGCATTAATAATGGATATGCATTGAGTAAGATAGATTATATTGCAGCTTTATCATCAAGAGATAAAACTATTGAAAGATTATCAAATATCGTAGAAAACAAAAATAAAGTTATTCATGAATTAAAAAATATAATTGATCTTAAATTATGATGAAGATTTAATGGTCTATAAAACGACTGGCAAAACACCGTTAGAATTAAATCGAGAATATTGGGAAAAGGAAAATAAGGGGTGAGTCGAGTCTTGAATAAAACTAAAACTGTTGTAGTTATGTATAAAACACAAAGAGAGTATTGTCCTTGCTGTAATCAAAAATTACCGAATCCAAAAACAAGCGATTATAAAGAGTTTATGTTCACAAAAGAGTCTGCTCAAGAATGGTGTGATGCTTGGGGAGACATAGCTAAATATGATGATATACATTCAACGATTGAGGATTTTGTTAGTGAAACAATCAGCTTTTTTGCAATGAATTCTTCAGACAGATTGCTTATAGAAGATAGTGAATTTAATAAAGTAAAAGAATTTGTTCAAAAAGAAGTAATAGATAACATTAATTGAAATCATGTTTTTATAGGAGAGGAATAATAAAAATGTCAAATAGTTATAACGAATTAGAATGGCTACATCAAATTAAAAAAGAGTATGAATATATGGATGGAAGTGGGTGCAATCCTGCATTATTTGATTCGTTAACTAGATTTGGTGCAGAAAGAGTAGCACAAGATATGGGGCAACTAATTGCAAAAATTGAATTTTTAAGGAGGAGAGTAGATGTTTTGTCTGAGGATGAAGTTAAGTTAAAAACTTTACAAAAACTGATGAAATATGTTGATGAAGAAGCAATGAGTGATGCTATTAAAAAATATGATGATGTCTTAAAAAATTAAAACCAACATTTTATAAAAGGAGTAGACAAAGATGACGGTTGATGATCAAATACATATTGAAAATTTTAAACTAATTAATGGGAAACAAATGCTTATTAATTACATGGCGCAAGACGGACATGCAATCTTATTTGGATTAGATGAGATAGGCAGAAAATACGAATTGTCTAAAATAAAATTACAGGAAGTATAAAAATATGGTAACTAAACGTAGTATTGAAACAATGTTTGATAT